CCTGCCATTAATAAAACTAAAGCATCGGCAACATCTGGTGAACGACCAATTCTTTTCTTGATTTGGTCTTTTGACTCGACTTGTATTTTACCACCAGCAGTAAATTTATATTTAACACTAATTAAATCAGCAATCATGTATTCATTAGCAGGTAATTTGCACATTTTACTTTCTAAAAATGACTTAAACTTAAACCATAATTCACTTCGCAAATTCATATATGTTTCTTTCTGACTAGGGCTTTCTGCTACATTAATTCCTACAGCGTTTAATCTTCCAATAGCATTAAGACTATCTAAAACACCATAACCCATGCCTATAACATCTATATAAACTTCCATAGGTCTATTTTCTGGCTCTGTAGTATCAAATTCAGCTTGAACTCTACCACTTAACTCCATTAAATCTAAACGCTTCCATGTTTTTATATCTGTTATAATGTTGCCTTGTTTTTTAACAAGAACTGAACTATCTGCGCCATGCCTTGCTACATCTAACGCCCATATTGTATCAGATATACCATGGTCATTAGGTATTTCTCTTTGTATAGCTGAGTCAACTAACTCTAAAGGTATAATAGTATCATCTGTTTCCTCTGCAAATTCGCCTAATACTCTAACTTTATATGCTGAACTTTCTTCGCCATAACGCATAGCCATTTCTTCAACAAATTCATCTGACACTCTATCACTATCAAAAGCAGATATATGAAAAGTTTTCCATGCACCTTTTAATTTATGGTGCGTATCATAAAATAGACCAGAATTTCTTGTTGGGTTTCCTAATAAAATTGTGTGAACATTATGTCCTGACATAGAACCGGCCGCTGATTCAAACACTTCTTCAGGAATTCCTGATGCTTCATCACAAAGCAAGATAACTTTACCTTGACTATGAACACCAGCTAACGCTTCAGGTTGTTCTTTTCTTGAGGTTCTAGCAGATATAAATGCTTCAGCACTTCTTGATTTTAAAACTATTCTATCACTTTTTACATCAACTAAGTCTTGTAATGGTTGTGGCATTTCACCAATCCATTTCTTTAGTTCGGCAAACAAAGCATCAAACAACTGACCACTTGTTGGAGCAGTTACAATAAGTTTACAATCAAGGTGTGTAAGTAAAGTATGTATTAATATCCAACTTGCAACAGAAGATTTACCAACACCGTGAGCAGAACGAACAGATACTTTTCTTTCGCCAGAAACAATAGCTTCCATTAGTTCAGATTGCCATTTATCTGGTGAAATACCTAAAACATTTTCACAAAAAAGAGTTGGCTCTTTCTTATAAGTTTTAATAAAATCTACAAATGGATTAGGTTGATTCATTTTTATCCTCTAAACCAGCCCATAATACTAGAGAATTTCTAATTCCAAAATAAATAGGTAACGCTTTATGAATCATTAATGATGGGAAAACAATCATAGTTCCTGAATTTAATTTAGGTCTTGGAAAAGCATGATTTTTAAATTGCAATCCGCCACCAATATAATCTTTAGGATTAGTAAGTTCAATAGTTGCTGATATTACTCTATTAGGTGTGTCTGGTAATGGGTTAGAATCTATATGATAACTATAGTAATTTAAAAATTTATAATGAGTAAATTGAATTGGCTCAACATTATTTAATTTTTGATTATAAAAATCTTTACTAACATTAAATAACACATCTACAATTCTATTTAATATTTTATCTAAATCTTTGTTTTCGTCTTTATGAAACCATGAAACTTTATTTCTTCTTGAAAAAACTTTTGCAGACATAGTTGTAGCTTTTTCTAAATTTTTCATACCTTCTTTAGTTATAAAATCTATTTCATTTTTATCTAAAATATCTTGAAGTATGTAATAATCAGGTCGCATTTACCACTTATCTCTCGGACAAAAACTACCTTTTAATAAGGTTTTTCCTTTTAAAAAACATCTACAATGATTGCAAATATAACCATATTTCGTTTCAGATTTATCTTCACATTCCATACAGATTTTTAATCTTTTTTTTTGGAGTTTCTTGTCAAACATTTTTTAATTCAATTTTGTTTTATCGTATTCAACATGAAAAATACTATCACTAAATGCACCTATAACCCCCATGCAAGACTTAGCTGACTCAGTAAATTCTTTATAACCATGACAATCTCTAGGTGTTTCACAGCTACAGCATTTAGATTCATATTCAAAGCAGATTACTTGAGAGCAAGTATCTATCATTAAATCTAAATAATCTCCTTCAGTTATTTTTATAAAGCCATCTTTTTTAAAATCAGACATAGTGTTTATATTATACATCATTATTTCTTTCCCATATAACATTACTTATTTCTTTGTTTAATCTGATTAATTGATTATTAGTTAGTTTAACTTTAATATGTTCTCTTTTATTATTACTAATAATTAAATAATCTTTATTAACACTTACACAATTATATTGATTTTTTTCTATTAAATTTAAAATATATTTTCTTCTTTCTTGTTTATTGTAATTATAATTTCTAAAGACTTCTTCTTCATCTGCTGTAATACCAATAGACTCCAATAGTTCTTTATTAGTTTTGTTCATCTTTAGGGGCACCAAACATACTAACAACTAACTTATCAGCTATTTCTTGTAATTCTTTTTCGGATAAATCTTTGTTTTGTTCTTTAACTAAATCATCAAATTCAAGAGTTAATATACCTTTTTCGCCATTTACATCAACTATTTCAAATTCTTCATCAACAGTATCATCTGCGTCAATTTCATAACTGCTTGGCTTTTTCTTGGAGTCGGACATCTTCAAGTTTCCTTTCGTTTTGTTTTGCTTCTTTTATTAATCGTTCAAGTATTATTGGCGACCTTAATCTACCAAAATGACCTTCTGGGCTTTCTAAATTAATTATTTGATAATTAAATTTTTCAAGTATCATTATTTGTTTTATCAATGACTCTCGTTCATATTCTAATCTAACTCTTTTTCTTCTTTCAGCATTTATCTTAGAGTTCATTATAAGTTTCGTAACCATTATAGTTTTCCTTTTAAGAAATTATCTATAAATTCTCTTTCATCTGTATCATCACTTTGAATTACATAACTATCAGTTCTTGTGGATTTCGGTGATACTTTACTATGTCCTCGTCTGCGAATCTTCACCAGAGGGCTTCTTTCGGCTTCGTTTTTTTGTAAAACTACACTTTCTTGTGTTGTAAATCGAAAACCACAATTTAAACACTCTCGTCTGCGCCTAATAGAATCGTCTGCTTTTCTACTTTCTAGCACTTTACTTTTTTTATGATTACATTTACTACAATTCATTTAATTACCATGGTATTTCATCATCAAAAGGTTCGTGGTATTTTCTATCTTTATCATGTCCTGTAACTTTGACATTACGGCCATCAATTTCTACACAATCAAACTTCTCTACTTTTGCTTTTCTAAATATCTCTTTGCACTTATTAACTTCATGTAAAGTTTCAAGAATTTCAGCTATTTCTCCTGTTGAATAGACAATAGCACCACCTACTTTTTCAAATAAAGAATCTTTTTCAGCTTCACTTTTAACTATTAAAAATTCTTTTTTATTTTCTGAAATAGCTGTCCAATATTCGCCTGTTGGTGGTTGATGACCAGCCAAACGAACAGCTTTATCTATTGCTAACCAACCTTTCTTCATGTTGTTACAAACTTTAACAACAAGTTCAGCGTCTAAGTCATTACTAATAGCTTTATTAAATTTGTTTTTAGCGTTCTGAAATTTTTTTCTCATTTCGTCATTAGCTAATTGTTCAAGAGTTCCAGCACCCCATATCTTTTCCATTTCAATAGCTATTTCATCAACTTGTTTAATATAAGTATCTTTAACTTTGTTATTCCATTTTGTTTTTTTATCTAACTTAGCCATATCTTTTCGTTCCAAACACCAATTATGTCTTTGTTTTGTAAACCTAATATACTTCTCTTTAATATCTGATTCTTTTGACTATTACTTTTGTCAGTCAGTTGAGGTAAAACAGAAAACTCTATATGACTTAATGTAATATATTTCTTTTCACCAACATCTGCATTAATCCAATCTTCTTTTGCAACATCTGAATCCATAACATTAACAATAGTATCATAAACAAGTTTTTGATTCGCACCTAATTTAGGTATAAATGGTGTATGAATAGTGTTTGTATCTTCTTTTACTCTTTCTAAAGTAACAGAAGTTTCTCCAATCAACGCTCTTGATTCAACTTCAAGAGCAATATCTTCTAAAGATTCAGCGTCTTTTTGTTTCTGAACTTCAAGATGAACATTAGGTTTTGAATACTTACAGAAGATAGAGGTATCAACACCACCTAATAACGCACTAGAACCTCTTAGTCCAGCAGTTTCACTTTTGCCTGAATGATGAATAACTAATACAGCACAGTTAATATTTT